GTGTACGCAGCGCTGGATCTGAGCCTGTCGTTCGACGTATCGAGCCTGACCTACGGCTGGTGGGAGGGCAAGAAGTTCTGCATGCGGTGGAACCACTGGGTAATCGAGCAGGCACCAGGGGAGGGCAAGCGGGACTACCAGCGGCATCTCAACGCCTGGCGGGAATACCCACACGTGACGGTGTGCGACCACGAGGTGCAGTACCCGCAGATCCATGAGCGGCTGTGGGAGCTGAAGCAACGAACCAACCTGAAGCGGGTGGGGTTCGATGCCATGGGCGGAATGAAGGTCAACATGGAAGGCTGGGGCGATCTCGAAGACGGGTACAACGCCGAGACCGATCTACCAATGTGGAAGTATCCACAGACGATGGTAATGCTGGGGCCACCTACCCACGGTCTCGAGTACGCAGCAAAATCGAGAATCTTGTGTCTTCAGCCTTGCAAAGTCGCTGAGTATGCGCTTGCAAATGTGGCTCTCGAGGGTAATATAAATGGGCATTATCGGCCCACGAAGTCGCCTCACAAGTCTCGAGGCATCGTGGATCCGATCGTGAGTGCGGTGATGTGTTGGGGTGTGCTGCAAAAAGAGGGCGCAGAAAGACCCGGGGCCTACGCGGACCCGTCTGAAATTGCGTTCTGAATTCGTGTTCCGGGGGGAACGACTTGGATATCCGTCGATTATTTCGATGGCCACGGGTAAACGCTGCCGGCGGTGCTGGCGCGGACGGCTCGTGGTGGCCCAGCTATCCGAACCAGAACAGCGACAGCGTCGCCCAGTTCGCCCAGTACCCGCCTCGAGCGATGCGACTGCCGGCGGTCCGCCGAGCGGTGACCGCGATCTCGAGCGACCTGGCACGGATGCCTATCAGGGCCTACGTCTACAACGGCGACGAGTGGACCGACATCGGCCGCGATCCGATCGTGATCGCGTTGACCGAACAGGCCAGCGAGTACCACACGTCAGCTGATTTCAAACGGTGGATGTTTACGCAGTGCCTGACTTGGGGGAATTCGTTCGCCCTGATCAGCCGGCGGGGCACGTCGTTCGACCAGTTCATTCCGTTGAACAACAGCGACGTGCAGATGAACCGGGCCGCTGACGGCCGGTACTACTACACGACCAGCGAGTACGGCGACGTCGCGCCGGCCGACATCATCCACCTGCGGATGCCGTCAGCAGTGCGGCAGCTGTGGGGCGACTCGCCCTGCGTCGACGCAGCTCGGACGATGGCGATGTCCAGCCTGCTCGAGACAGCGGGCCTCGAAGGCTACCGCGCTCCAGGCGTCGGGAAGCTCGCGATCACGACACAGGAATCGGTCGGGGCCGATGGCGTTCGGAAGATGGCGGACGCCTTTGTGTCCAGCCACACCGGCGCACAGGGCATGCTGCGTCCGATCATCGCGCAGAACGGCGCGACGGTGCAGCAGGTGGGCCGAAGCCTAGTCGACCAGGACTGGATCGCCGGCAGGAAGAACGCCATTGAAGACGTCGCGCGGGTGTTCGGCATCCCGCCCTACGTCCTGTTCAGCGAGTCGGGGTCGGCCTACACCGCTGAGCAGTCCCGCATGTACGCGGATTCGCTGGCGGCCTACACCGACGCCTGGGGCGCTGAGCTCAGCTCGAAGCTGTACGGCCCGGACTACTGCGTGAAGTTCGACAAGACGGCGCTGCTGCGGGGCTCGTTTAACGAGTCGATGCAGGCGTATCGAGAAGCGGTGCAGCTGGGTGTGATGACGCCGAACGAAGTGCGACGAGAGCTGGGGCTGCCACCGATCGACGGTGGCGACGACATGTACGTCGGTCCCAACATGCAGACGACCGGGGGGTCTGATGATGCGGAAGCTGGAAACTCGGCTGATGCCGACGAGGTCGACGACAACGACCTCGGATAACTCGGTGACGGGAATCGCTGTTCCGTACGGCCAGCTGTCGCATCCGATCCAAGGTGCTGGCAGGTCGTTCCGTGAGAAGGTGAAGCCTGGCGCGCTGACCTACGACGAGAACACCGTGCTGCTGACACAGCACGACCAGCGCGGCGTACCGCTCGCAAGGGTGGGCGCCGGCACGTTGTCGTTCCGAGAAACGAAACAGGGCCTCGAGTTCACGGCAACGCTGCCGGAATCTCGGGCCGATCTCCGCGAAGCGCTCGAACGTGGCGACATGAGCGGAGCAGTGTCGATCGGTTTCTACGTCGAGGACGACGGGGACCGATGGACTCACGCAAACAAGCAGAGCCTTCGGGAGGTGACACAGGGTCACCTTGTCGAATTGTCTCTGGTTTCACCTGCTGGCGCATATCCGGGCGCTCGCATAACACACGGGGGGAAGCCCAATGGCTGACCTGGTTTCGATGCGGGCTGACGCGATGGAAGCCCGAAAGCGTATCGACACGCTCCTTGCGGTCGATGGTGATCTGTCTCTCGAGCAGGCTAACGATCTCGAAAAGGCAGATAACGAATTCCGAAAGCTCCAGGACCAGATCAAGGTCAGCGAGATTCGGGAGTCTGCGACGGCGTCTCTCAACGCGCCCAGCTACGAGTTCAAGCCCGAAAAGGCGACTGCTGTGCGTCAGAACATGCAGCTGGATTCCCGCGCTCAGTTCGCGAAGAACCTGCTCACCGAGCTGCGGCACGGACCGGGCAGCTTCTCGAAGCGGATGATCGACTTTGATTCGGGCGCTACTGGTGCGACCAACAACGCAGCCGATCTGCTTCCGGTCGATCTTCAGAACGAGATGATCCGTCTGCTTAGCTCCGTCTCGGCGGTGCGTTCGGCCGCGACCATTCGCACCTTCCCGAACGACGTCGAAATTCCTGCGGTCTCGAGTCGCGCGACCATCACCGCCTACACCGGCGAAGGTGCTGCGTTCGACAACTTCGACCCCGACTTCACGAAGCTGCGAATTCGTTCGTTCAAGTCGGCCGCTGAAACCCTTGTTACCGAAGAGGTGCTTGCGGACTCTCGAGGCGGCACGGTGCAGGAAATTCTCCAGCAGCACGCCGAAGCACACGGCTTCTTCTGGGAAGGCAAGTACCTCGGGACCGGCGCTGCTCAGAACGCCACCGATGTCGACGGCATTCTGGCGAGCACCTTTACCGCTGTTCCTGGCGAGCCTGCTGACACCACTGCAGCGACTGCGACCACTGCGGCGGACGTCACCTACGACGACCTCGTCAACACGGCGTTCGGCATGGAAGCGGCGTACTGGAACCTGCCCAAGAGCTGGATTGTTGGTCCTGCGATGTTCCGGGCGCTCCTTGCCTTGGACGACCAGAACGGCCGCCCGATGCTGCTGCCGGCGGCGACTGGCACCGCTCAGGATGCTCGAGCCAGCTTCAACCTGCTCGGATATCCGATCTTCGTGTCGGATGCGATGCCGGCCGCTACCACTGGAAACTTCGCGGCGGTGCTCCTGTCCCGCGAATCCTACGTGGTCGCAGACAGGCAGGGCGTGACCAGCCAGATCGACCCGTTCACCAACGGGGCGAGCGGGATCACGGCGTACAGGACGTTCCTCCGTTCGGACGGTCGATGGCTGCGGCCTGAGTCGTCCGGGCGTCTCGTCCTGGCCTGATGGGTTGAGCCTTTCTCCGGGGTCGGGGCCTTCGGGTCCCGGCCCTGGCTTGCGGGGTAACGATGAAGATCACCAGCCAGTCGGCGCACAATTTCCAGCTCGCGGCGTTCCGGGATCACTGTCGGATTCCGTGGAGCGACGACAACTCCGCGCTTCAGCGATCGCTGGACGCCGGCGTCACGCTGTGGGAAACGGTGACCAACTGGTACACGCGATCGACCACGGTGGAGATCGCGATCACCGTGCCGGGGATGCAGATTCCATTCGGCCCGGATTCGACGATCTCGAGCGTGACGAAGTACAAGGACGGCGTGAGCCAGGGGGCGGTCACCACCGACTGGTATCTCGCGAACGGCTGGGGGGCCGCTGCGTTCCGTCTAACGGCTTCCGGCAGCTGGGACGCCCACTGCGAGTACCGGGCGTCGATGGCCGTCACAGGCGACGTGACGCCGCTGGTGAAGTGCGCCGTGTTTGACTTAGGGAACCACCTGTACCGCGATCGGGAAGGCGTCTCGAATTTCACGATGACGAGCGTCCCGGTTTCGCTGCAAACAATCATCCAGAACCATCAGCTGGGGGGAATGTGAGCTCAGGCGGCACACATCCCGTCCAGTTCTACAGCGCCTCCGAAACGGCTGACGTAGCCGGCTCGGAGACTGTTGCGTACACGCTCCAGTTCACCGCAATGGTCGACTTCCGGGTGGAGCGGGTGAAGAAGACCGACGAAGGCGAGATCCGGCCGTCCGGGCAGCTCACCGCCCTGATCCGCATGCCGTTCACGGAGTCGATCGGCTTCGACTGGCGAGTCGCCTACCAGGGCGTGTTCTACGACGTCGAGCAGATCCGCGACCCGAACGGGCTGCGGCGGGATCTCGAGGTAACAGTTGTGGCGGTGGAACGATGAGGCGATACGTCGGACAGAACAAGGCTGGACTGCCTATCGACGTCGGCCCAACGCCTAGCCTTGATCGGTACATACGGACCCTTGCCAGTCTTGAAGGCTTTAAGGGCGTGAACATGCTTCAGAACGCTTCGACGGTTGCGTTTGACGTGATGCGGGACAAGAGCATTGAGAACTTCCGTCGAATTCCGTTCGGCCGGAAGTCGCGGGCCTACGTCAAGGGCCGGCGGGGCATCGAGACATTCGGCAAGACGGCCGCCGGCAAGGGCCGCAAGATCCGCAGCGTCCGGAAGGCCCTGACGCTGAGAGGCAGCTACAGCGTCGAGGCGAAGCGGACCCGCGACGGGCTGGTGACCCGCCAATACATCAACGGGAAGCACTATTACAACTACCTGAGCCACATGATCGAAGGCGGATACACGCCTGGCGGCGGCTCGAAGTACGAAGGCAAGCGGGTCGCAGCGAAGCCGTTCCGCCGGCCTGTGGGTCGCATCTACAACGATCGCGTCGCTCGC